CCCGCCGTGGGAGTCGCAGCGCCCGCCGTCCCCCCATTATTGATCGGCAGAGTCCCCGTGACCCCGGTCGTCAAAGGAAGGCCGGTGACGTTGGTCATTACCCCCGAGGCCGGGGTTCCAAGGGCGGGCGTGGTCAGGGTGGGCGAGGCGATGGTCGGTGACGTGGCGAGAACCACATTGCCCGAACCTGTCGTCGCCAATTCCCCAATCGTCCCGGCGTTGTCGTAGAGGATGCGCCCCGACGTGCCGCTGTTGATCGACGTGGAGTTGATCGTGATTGAAGCCGCCGACGATGCGGCCACCCACGCCGGAACCCCGCCCGATACGCCAAGCACCTGCCCCGCCGAGCCAATCCCCAATTTGGCGAGGACCGTGCCGCTGGACGCATAGAGAATGTCCCCGGTCGTATAGCCGGTGATGTTGGTCCCGCCGTTCGCAATCGGCAGGGTTCCGGTCACGCCGCTCGTCAAGGGTAGCCCGGTCGCATTGGTCAGCACCCCGCTTGTGGGGGTTCCCAAAGCGCCACTGTAGGTGATCAGCCCCGACGCAGCGTTCACCGCATTGTTCAGCGCCGTGATGACCCCGGTGCCCCCGCCCGTAAGACCCGTGGAGAGCGGCAAACCCGTCGCATTGGTCAGCACCAAGGCGGTCGGCGTGCCCAGAGCGGGCGTCACCAGTGTCGGGGACGTGGAGAACACCAGATTGGACGACGTTGAGCCCGTCNCCCCCGCCGCATTGTAGCCGGTGATGTTGTTGAACGCGGTGATCGACGCCGTGGTGACGCCCGTCCCCCCACCAGACACCGGAACCGAAGCCGTGGCGTTGGAGANGTCCCGCAGCATGACCGCCGAGAAGTTGGCGTTCACCTGAGCGGCAAGAATCGTCGTGCCAGTCGTGAATGTGTACGGCAAAGCCATCGGCTAGAGTTCCTTCCTTAGCCCCACAGGTCTACATCCCAGACCGCGTTATCCCAAAGCGGCGTGACAGCCCCCGAGGCCACCAAGATTGTCACCGGAGCCGCGAGCGCCACAGTGCCCGCATAGTCCGTCACCTTGAAAGTGATAGGGAAGGACCCATTAACGGTCGGAACCCCTGTAATGAGGCCCGTAGCGGCGTTAATCGCCGTTCCAGCGGGTAGCGACCCCGACGCCAGCGAAAACACATAGGGCCGCTGCCCCCCATTGGCCGTGACGCCCGTCGTCGGGACGAATTGACCCTCCGTCCAAGGCGGAACCGCCACAACCCACGCCTTGAGCCGCGAGGACCCCGCGATCATCAGTTTGCGGGTCGTAATCTCGCGCACTTGAGGGCGGACCCATGCGCGGGGCAACGTAGAGTATTCAATGGGAACAGGCCGGTCGGCCATCTATACCCCCTGCCCGAGAAACGCCGCTACACTGGAATGTTCTGTCCAGTGCAGGTAAAACCACCCGTCACGCGCCTTCTTGTCTTGAAAATCTACGTCTTGGAGGTCGTTTCCAATAACATTGGCGATGGCGTCCATTTCCGTGTGCATGGCCTGATGCTGTTCAAGCCACGACGCGAAATCATCCTTCGGCAACGGCCAAATCTGATACTGCGTCAGGGTGTAGCCCTGATTAGACGCCGCCGTGATGATAGCGGCGTGGTGAACGAAATGGGCGTATGCCCACTCCTCAAAGCCGTGGTCCGTGGGCGGCGGGTATAGAATCTGAGCGAGGCCGACCACACGACGGTTCCGACTACTCGGTGATCTTGCCGGGATTCGGCGCGTAGTTCTGCACGTTGGTCTGGTAGTCGCCCGATTGGGTGTTGGGCTGGCCGGAGCCGTCACGCAGACTGTTGTGCGAGGTCATGCCGTCCGAGAACGTGACGCCATCGGGGCTTTCCATCCGCACTTCACCCTTGGGAGCGCCCCAAGGCTTAAATTCCGTGGTCTTCGACATGACTTGATCCTTAGCCGTAAGGGGCGAAATCGCCGTATTGCGCCGTGAGCGAGATAATATCCAAATCAGACCCGGTTGTCGTCAGGGTGTAGCCGAGCATCTTCCCATAGGTCGAAGTCGCAATGGCGTCCACGTTGATGACGTTGGTCGGATAGAAGTTGATGTTCACATTGCTGCTGTTTTGGAACTGAATCGTCCCGCCCGCGCCCACAAAACTGAGCGCCGTCTGCTTCAAGGTGAACGTCACCGGAGCGCCATTGGACACTTCCGTATCCGAACTCGCCGCGAAGGTGGGGTTGATGTCCGTCCCGTTATTCGCCGCCACGAAATAGAGCCTCAGAGACCGTTTGGTGCTCGTATAGGTCGGGGCCTTGCGGAGTTTGGTCTGGAACACCTTGTTGAGCGACGTGGAGGGTGTCTGCCACATCGGGTAAAGGTGCGTTCCGTCAATCGCCCACGCGGTGATGATCGAATTGATCTCCTGCGTCTGAATGAACTTCGGCGTCTTCAATTGAGAGCCGACGAACCACTTGTTTCCATCCCACAGGGCCATGATCGTCCGATTTTGGCTCTGGTACGGGTCGAACGTCGTGAAATTCAGCATGTAGCAGCGGATATTGAAGATCGTCGCCACCGCAGCGGACGGAATCGGACTGGCGAANTTGGCGTTCAGGAACAGTCCGTCGAGCGGATTGGACACCTTTTCCGCCGCACCGCCGTAGAGGGCGTAAACACCACTCGGATTGGCGAAAATCAGCGCCCGGCCCAAGGCCACGACGCTATCACGCCAAGCCGTGCCGATTTGCGGGTCCACATTGGAGATATTGTACGTCGTCGTCCCCGTCGTAGAGGTCTGGACGTTGGTCACAGAGAACACCGACGAGTCGCCAAACCCGTAGAGGAAGCCATTGGCCTGAGCGAGGCGGGTGATCTGCGTCCGCAAGCTGGCGTCGGTCAACTGAGTGAGCACGCCCCCCGCCGACGTGGCGAAGTTAGCCACCGTCCCCGGCCCTGTAGCGATCAGATTGACCCCGTTCGCCAGCCAAACCCGGTTCTGGTAGGTCTCAATCGTGGTCCCCTGCACCTGAAACGGCATGATGGAGACCGTCGCGGAGGCAGACTTGTTTCCCCCGGACAGCACCACCGACGCCTTGGTGTAGTTCTTGCCCCCGTTGACCACCGTAAAGCCCGTCACGGCCCCCCCGGAGATTTGAGCGGTCACAACAGCGCCAGTTCCATCGCCGACAATCGTCACCGTGGGCGAGCCGTAGTACCCAGACCCCCCGGAAACCAGCGTCACCCCGGAAATCGTCCCGTTGGCGATCATGATGCTGAAAGACCCGCCCGACCCGCTACTGAAGGTCAGGACCGGGGCCGACGTATAGCCCGATCCAGGGGCGATAATGGCGATGGACGTGATCGTGCCGTTGGACAGGCCGGTAATGACCACTTGGCCCCCCGAGCCACCACCCCCTGTCAGGGTCGCGGTGGACGACGTGGTGTACCCGGTCCCGCCGTTGATGATGTAAACCTGACCCAGACCCCCCGAAGTCGTGGCTATGGTCGCCGTAGCCGACGCCGCATTATCCGAGCCCCCGCCCGTGATTGTCGCCACCGGCTGATCATTCAGCGCATAGCCTGAACCGGGGTTGGTGATGGTGATTTGCGTGACGGTGTTGTTCTTGACCACCGCCGTCGCCGTAGCCCCCGACCCGCTACCCCCGGTAATCGTCACCGTAGGCGTGGAGGAATACCCGCTCCCCGCGTTGGTGATGGTCGAGTCAGGGCTGAGCGTTCCTGCCGAAAACAGGTTTGACCCATCCCACAGCCAATAGCCGCTGGTCGAGATGTTGGTGCAAATCGCCAGATATTTGTTCTGGAACTGAGCGCACGCCGGAAGTTGGGTGCTGACACCGGAGTTGTAGAAAGTGTTCGTGGTCGCCGTGATGACCGTCACCGCCCCGTCCGACACCCGAACCTGTTTGGCCGTGCCATCGTTGAAGAACAGCGCCCAATAGGCCACTCCGGCGATGGAGTAGGCATACCCATAGACGATGGTCGCGCCGGTAAAGAGACTGGTTCCCTCCGCGTACATGGTGCGGAGCCTGCCCGTGGCGATGGGCATCCAGTTTTCATTCCAGAAAAACTCGTTGTCCTGCACAGCAGGGCGCGAGACCTTGGTGTTCAGCGAACCAAAGTCCTCGAACGACCACTCCGTAATCGGGGTCTGTTCGCTATCGCCTGCGCGAGGTACGGGCATATACGATCGCTTCCCTTAGTGGCCGATGGCTAACCAGTAGAAGCCGTTGATATTAGCCGGTGCCCCAGACTGGTAGCCAACAGCGCGAAAGCTAACGCCCGTGGTCGTAATGGCGGAGGCGACTTCGAGTCCATAGTGGGGAGAACCAACCGCCGAAGCATTATCGGTAATGCCGGTGACGTTTAAACAGGCCGTGGGAAAGGCGAGGGGGAAGGTCACGGCCTGAAGCGCGCCACTCCACGAACCAGACGCGAAATGCCCCCACTGAAGGATGATTCCTCCAGGGAAGGTCACATAGCCGTTAGCGTTCGCAAGTTGTTGGGAGGTCAGGGACGCGGGGGTGACGGCGTGAGTCGCATCCGTCCCCGTGATGACCTGAGCCCCCGTCGCGAGCGCAACCTTGCCCGCTGTCGCCGTCGTCGCCACAACGAGGGTGATGGGAATGGTGCAACTCGCCGACCCGTTAAAAGCCGTCGAGGTCCCCGACGCATCCCCAGACACCCCGAACGTCTGACCCGTTTGGAGAATCACCGCCTGAGCCGCCAGACCAATCCCGATGGAGGCCGCGAACTGCGTGATCGTCGAGGAAACCGGGTTCCCGCCTTGTGACAGCAGGACAAGTTCAGTCCCGCTCAACCCCCCAGCCGGGGGAGCCGAGGCCGCAAGCGTCGTGGTGTAGGTGAAGTTCGCGTCCAACTCCGAAGCGGGCTGATTGCCGCCCGCCGAGTTGGCGAACACGTTGGGGAAGGTGATGCTCATGGCCTAGTACCCTTCATAGGCGGACGGAGACCAGGACGGGGTGACGAACATCCCGCTCGCGATCATCCGTTCACGATAAAGCTGCATGTAGTATTGCGCGTCGTCCTTCCGCTGAGCGTTGGAGAACGCCAGATAGGCCGCGTAATAGGGCACGCAATCGTTGTGCGGATAGGGAACCGCATCAACCGTCGAGTCGGTCAGCAGCGGAATCGGCACGCAATAGCAGTCAATATCCCAAGCCGCATATCCGGCGGGAATCGGCCAGCAATAGACCGTACCCCCCTGCCCGCTCCCATACATGGACCAGACGGTCGGATAGTTTTGAGCCCCGATATTGTAAGCGCGGTATTTGGCCTGAAAGTCCGTCCACGACCGATAATCGAGGGTCGGCTTCAACTGCCCCCAAGACGCCGAAATCGACTGGATCGCAAAGGCTTCCAAAACCCCCGGATTCGCCAACTGGATCGCCGGGGTGAATGAAGACAGCGGATAGGTCTCTTGGTTCGGGGACGTGGTGAGATGCGTCGTCAGCGTCACCGCGCACACAGCCCCCGAACCCGTGGGATCGGTGATGGTGATGATCGGAGGCCCGGCATAGCCCGTCCCCGCATTAACGATGGTGTAGGACGTGATCTGCCCGCCAACCACATTGGCCGTAAGGACCGCCTGCACGCCCCCCACAGGCCCGTCAGGGGCGTTTATGGTCACCGTGGGCGATGTGTACCCCGAACCCACAACAGAGGCCGTAGCGGTCGCTATGGAGGCCGTGGAGGGCGGCAGAACCCGCAAACACTGACTGTCCAGGCAGACGCGGTTCCTCGCTCGGTTCACATAGTCATTGATCTGGTAGACCGTCCAGAACTGCCCGTTCGGGTCGTTCACGAAGTCCCTGACCGTTGACACATAGGACGAGAGAGTCGGCATCAGCCACCTAAGCAAAGGGCCGGGACCAGATNAGCCAGTCCCGGCCCCGCAATTCAGAATGTCGTCCAACCGATTAGCAGGGCTGGATAAGGCTTACGTCCACCGGAGAACCACCCACCGTCGCGGCGACCTGAGCAATCGTGCTCGGAGCCACAGCACCAGCGGAGTCAACCACCGCAGACGGGATGGCTTGAACCAAGCCCGCGTCCACGATGCTCGCCGCGTTCAACTGCGTGGTGCCGAGCGCCCCCGCGCCCGACGCCGCACCCACCAACGAACCCTGACGCGGGACGAACAGCCCGGTCGAGATCGAGGGGTTCTTCACCGCAGCCGCAGCGCCCGCGTACAGGCCACCGAAGGTCCGCACTTGGAACGCCGACGAGTTGGTGTAACCCACACCCGCCACCGTCTGCGTCGCACCCGTCAGAGCCCAGCACATCACCGGGGACACCGCAGCGGACGAACCGCCGCCGCCCGAGACGGTGAAGGTCGGAGCCGCCGTAACCGCAGTCGCGCCGTTCGGGTTGATGATGACCGCAGCGAGGGTCTGAGCCCCACCCGCCGAGCCAGACGCCACCAGGGCCGTGGTCGCCGCAGCAGCGGTGGTCGGACCCGTGTCACGGGGATCGGGGATGATGTAGACCGGCGGCGCGGCGGTATAGCCCGCACCTTGGTCAACGACGGTGATCGAACCGATGGTCCCGGTCGTGAGCGTCGCATAAGCCGTGGCTTGCACACCCGCACCAATCGGCGGCGGGCCGATCAGAACCAGCGGCGGGTAGTTGTACCCCGCACCGGCAGTCCCCACCGTGATCGTGGTCGAGATGGCCCCGCCCATGATCGGCGTGCAAGTCGCACCCGTGGTCGAGATGGTCACGCTCGGGGTCGAGGTGTAGCCCGTCCCCGCGTTGGTTACGACCGCGCCAATGCAGAAGCCCGTCAGGTTGATCAGGCGGAAGTTCACACCATCGCTCGTGATCGGCGTCGGCGCATTGCCAGCGTTCGGGATCGTCCGCCACAGGGTCGTCAGCGGGTCCTTGAACTGGATGAAGGTGTACGGCCCAGGCGTGACCAACCACTGACCAGCGGGGATGTGGTAGTCCATCCCGGCTTGCAGCGCGATCTCGTTGCCGAACACCGGGCCGGTGTAGGGGGTGTAGAGCCCAGGGGCCAGCGGGAGGCCAATCCCCGGTCCGCGCATCGGCGTAACAGCCATTTTCTATTCTCCGTTCCGAGTCGCGTTAGTGGTGGTCGTGTCCGAAAACATCAACGAAATCAAAGTCCTAGAAACTTCCGCCGGTCACGTTCGATAGCTGCATTCCAGACACCGGCTTGGTGCAAGCCAGCGCCATGGCCGAGATGATCACGCCGACGTTGGCGATCTGGTTGTTGGCGATCAGCGAGTGCCAGCCAGAGAAGGCGAAGTTCGCATCCTCACTGATGTAGAGCCCGAGGTACTTCGAGTTGATGATGTACGCCGTGCCCTTGGGGCAGAACGGATCGGCCAGAACCGGGGTGTTGCCGAGCATGATCGCTCGGAAGCCCGCGTTCACAGCGTCGTCGTTGCCGTAGCGAGTGCCGGGGTTGGTGTTGAACTGTTCCAGCGTCAGGAAGTCGGTCATCAGCGTCGTCCAGTCGGACAGCGACATGATGACGAAATCGCCCGACTCACCTCCGGCAATGGACGTGAGTTGCATCAGACGGACCAGCATCGTCGAGCGGGTCGGCGTGATGGCCGTGGAGTAGATCGTGGACTTCCAGAAAGCGTTCGTGGTGCGGCTCAGGCCACCATACGTCGGGGCCAGCGTGCCGTTGTCGTACACGTCAAGGAAGCCGTTCATCGCCAGGGTGTTCGTCGAGGCCGTGCCAAACAGCGCCGTCGAAATCGCCTGCACCGAAACCGTCTTCGCATCGACCATCCGCGCCTTCACCAAGGGGATGATCGTCTCGGTTTGCTGAAGCAGCGATTCCATGCCCAGCAGCGGGATCGGAACCGTGCCCACCGAAAGGTTCCACGCCGCTTGTTGCGACGCCGCCAGAACCTGCGGCTGCGGGAACGAGCCGTCGTAGCCCGTCCAGTTGAAGTTCACGAACTGCGAGCCTTGGACCGGCACGGTGACTTGCGACAGACCGCCGCGAGCGCGTTGGGCGTTCCGCATCAACAGGCTGAGTACAGGCGCAGCACTGTATATCTGGACAACCATCTTGGGCACAAAAGCACGTCTCATGACGGCTGTTAATTCGGCGGTCACACTACCTGAAGCGGGAATGACCCCCTGTCCGAATACCGGCATAGTCTTAAGCTCCCAATCCTAAGTATTCGTATTTCTCGTCATTGAGAATGGCAATTTCCCGCTCCGGGATATACCCNTACTGAGTAAGGAAAGCTACCGAGTCGGCAATCTTATCTGTCACTCTACAGCCCACAGGCTGATTGGTTTTCCACACTTCCAGATTCTCGATGCGGTTATCATCTTTGATCAAGTTGCGGTGGTGTATGTTTTCGCCCTTGCGGAGTTTCCTCCCAAGGTGCTGTTCCATGACGATGCGGTGCTCAAACACCGGCTTCATATCGACGTAAAACATCCGATAGCCAGCCGGGGTGATCCACCCGACGTTCTGCTCTTTGAACTCGGCAGGTCCGGGTTCGCCGTCGCGGCGCACGCGGGCATAGTGGCTCTTGCACCACCCCCGCATCTTCGCTTCTCGGTCGCAGCCCTCAACGCTACACGTCGCGCCAAAATGGAACTGCCGCAGAGGCAAGGCTTCTCCAGCCCCAACCCCACGGGAGACGCGACCACGGTGCATTTCGCAGTAAGGGGCCTTGTGGGATCGAGTCTCACGCTCGCACCCAGCCACGTCGCAGACTTTGGCGGCCTTGGCCCAACCCTTCGGCAGATCGCCAGCAGGACCCACATCACCCGTCTTCGCGAGACGTTTGCGGTGCATCCCGCACAAGCCTAGGGCGCGAGCGGACTTCTCGCAGCCTTCGACTTTGCAGATATGGCGATAGATGCGACCCATCATGCAGCCTTCGAGCGTTCCTCAACAAGGATTCTGCCGATGGCCTCATCTTCCCATTTGTCTGGGTTCGCAAAGAGCCCTTTGACATCGACATCAACAGCATCGGTGTCGAGGTCCCAGCGATCCTTCTCCCAAGACGAGCGGGCGATGACCGGGGGCGGGGGGTTCAGNTTCTCNAACAGNGCGGCGGCGGCCTCGGGGTCGGGAATGTTCCGATCCACCATCAGGCGCTTCACCTTGTCGATGCCGTCGTCGTTGTAGCCGTGCTGGCTGCGGAGACGGTTGAACGCGGAATCGAAGGCGTCGGTGGCCTGCTTGTCGGCGAGGGCCTTTTCGCGGGCGTCGATGGCGTCCAGACGTTCCTGAAGCGCCGCAGCCGTGCTCTCGACTTTTTCGATATAGGGCTTGGCGACCTCGGCGGCGACTTCCTCGTCCGTGGTCGTCTGAGGGAAATGCACCTTGATCGCCTTGGTCAGCAGCGAGCGGGTTTCGCGCGAGCCGTTCAGGGTTTCGAGGAGTTTGCGAGCGGCGACGAGAGTGTTGTACTCGCCCTCGTCCAGTTCAACGGAAGCCATGATTCAGCCCTCACTTGCCGTTGGGAATGTGCGCGCCGAGCGGGAATTCGCTCTTGGCGTCCGCCTTCAACTGAGAAGCGCGAGCCCCCCAATTGGTGTCCTTGTTCTGCCCGATGGTGCTGATCTGACCATCCGGCTCCATCGAGGGGGTCGGGGCGGTGAAGGCGGGGGAGTTTTGGCCGTTTGCCATGTGACTGGTCCTTACATGCCGGGGGCGGGCGGGGCGGCGGCTTCTGGCGGGGGACCACCGGGAGCGGGAGCGCCGCCACCTTGTCCGCCGCCGTGGAGGGCCGCTGCGAGTTGCTGCATCATCGCCATCTGCTTTGCGCGGTCACCGAGACCTGCGAGCGTGGCGGACTGGACGCCTTGCTGTTCTCCGGTCGGCGGGACGATCTTCGACCCATCCTGAATCATCTTGAGAACGGCTTTGTGCGGCTCAGACCCAACGGGGAGGTCGGGCAGGGCCATTTGGAGGAGTTTGACGGCTTCCTGCACCTTCGTCATGGAGTCGGCCATCGCACCGGGGTTGCCGGTACGGGGGCCTCCGGGACCGGCTGAGCCGATACCGGGTTGCGCCATGAGAAGGTGAGGAGGCAAAGCCATCAATTTGGGGATTCCAGAGGCGGCTCAATCAAGAGACGCCAGAGGGATTACCGCTTGCCCTTGCGGTGGCCACGCTTGGAACGCATGATCATGACGAAATCTCCGTAGATCAGAGAGCCGGAGGGGGATCGTGCTGGACGCCACCCCGGCAGGAACACGGTCACCGTGGTAGGAATCCCCGGCCCGCGCCTCAGAAATACGGTGAAATTTCCCAATTCGTCAACGAAATCTCGATGTTCCCGGCGAGGGTTAACACCAAGACAAGACTTTTTGCCTCAAGGCCGCGCCTTGTTTAGTAAAACGAATAATGCCGTAAGGCTTGATTTTGGCGTGCCAAAACCGGGGCGGGTGTCAGGTTCTTGAAAACACAACGAGATAATGGGATTGTCGGGACGGGAGAGGTTGCACCCTCATCCCGCCCCTAATCTATCAAACGCATGTGTGGTGCGCGATGACTGAACCGACAGATACCCCCATCATCAGCGCCCGAAAAGCCCGAGCACGCCAGTTGCCGTGGTACTTTACGGGGGAGCCGTGCATTCGANGCCATATCGCGAAGCGGCATGGCCGTTCAGGCAAATGCCTAGAGTGTCCTAAGCCCATATATGTGCCGAAACCGCCGCGACCATTGACGCCGCGCCAAGTCGCAAAATTGGCGGGTGAGAAGCATTTCTTCACAGGAAGGCCCTGCGGAAATGGACACATGTCGAAGCGAACGACATCCGACAACGTGTGCGTCGCCTGCAATCTTGTTAAGCAAAAGAGAAGGCGGTTGGCAAATAGAGGCGCGTGGGCTCAACGCAGGCGGGCCATCAATGCGGCCCGGCGTCAGGCCGAGCGTCTGTGGCGCATAACTCCCAAGTGGGCAGACATGAACGCGATTGCGGCCATATATCGTGAGCGAGCCCGCATCAGTTCGGAAACCGGAATTTTGCACCACGTGGACCACATCATCCCTATTCGGGGGAAAAATGTGTGCGGGCTACATGTTGAATCGAACCTGCGAATAATAACTGCCGCCGAAAATATGAGTAAGCACAACAAGTTTGAGCCTGACTAACTACTTTTTCCCGCCCTTGTGGGGAAAGGCCAACTCGGGGTGTTGAGCCATGAACTTTTGCTGGGCTTCCTGCCGCTCTCGGTAGGAGTCGATGAGAGAATCCATATTGTCCGGTTTGACCATGCGCAGCAGCCCCTCGCCGTCGATGGCCCCACGGGCGGCTAACGCGAAGGCTAGCTGGGCATTAGCCCCAGAGAATGCAGGCGACGATGTGTGGCTGTCCACCGAGACCTGGGCACCCTGCGGGACCTGCGCGAGGAGAAATTCATTCACCTTCCCGAATANCCCCTTCTTGGGCAGCGAGAACACCCGTCCATCCTTGGCTTGCGAGAGCGCGAAGCACTTGGCCCCGAAGTCCCCGCATTGGTCCTCGATTGTGAGTGCGCGGTCGCGGAGTCGGGGCGAGGATGTTTTCATCAGGGTCTCGGCCTGAGCGCCGGATCGAACACCGGGAGCGGCTTGGCCTGACGTGGTGGGTGTGAACCCGCCCGCCTCCTCGAAATTGGCCTTGATCAACGCGATGTAGGCCATGGCGTCGGGGGGCATTTGCGGGGCGTGGGATTCGATCTTCCCGGTTCCGGCGGGGGTGGAGTCGGTGAGCATCCCCCCTGGCGAGTTGAGGATGCGGGCCTTCTCGTCGGTGATGCCGCCGTATCCGATGATGGAGCGCGGCGGTCTGGCCTGCATCTTGAAGATACGATCCACCGCGTTCATGACCTCGTTGAGGTGCATCTGAGCGGTGCTGACGGTGATGATTTCCGGTCGGCCCCAGAAGTAGCCGGGGACCTCGTTGGCGCAGACCCGGATGAACGGGTGCTCGCCGGGGATGAACAGATTGCGGGTGTAGTCCTCGCCGTCGATCACCACATCGCCGACCATGCGGATGCAGTTCCAGTCGCCCTTACCGTCGCGGGCGTCGTCGTTCATGACCCACAGTTCGTCGATCTTGATGAGTTGGGCTTGGACCTCGGGGTTCAGCATCGGCGTGGGGGTCGCGCCGTAAGCCACACTCCCGCGTTGGCCGGTCTGGCTGTTGAGGCCGATGGGTTGGGTTCCGCCCGCGACGATCTCGTGGAAGTAGCTGTTTTCAAACTCGGGGTCGGCGTTGTCGCTGGCTTGGGTGACAACCTGCTCTCGGATGCGGTCAACCTTACGCTCGGCCTCGCCAAGCATCATCCGGTCGAACTGAGAGGGGGTGACGAAGTACGAGTAGCAGAACGCATCCTGCTCGGCCAAATCCTCAATGTCCTCGCGAAGGACGCCGAACCGCTCGGGCTTGATGACGAACGACTTGTAGCCGTTGTGGTCCCAATAGAGTTTGATCAGCGACGCGCCGCACACCAGGGCCACGTCCACCGCCTGAGCGAAGACGAGACCGCACCGATTGCGGCGGAACTCACGGGTGATGTAGCGGGAGGCAATGTCGGCGGCCCCTCGCCACGTCACGCTTTCGTCCGACNCAAACGACACGTCGAACTGAACGTCGGCGGGCGAAAACAGGTAACTCGACAGCTTATCGACGTGCGAGTAGCACATATTGTCGCGCGCCGGGCCGTCGTCGGACCCGTTGTAATACATGGCCCAGCAGAACTTATAGAGGTTCTTGCGGGNCTCTCGGCTGACCTGACACTGTTTGATCAGTTCCTTCGCCCAAGGGCCGATGTTTCGCGAGGGCAGTTTCATCGGACAGCCCTTTCGGCCCCATTTTCATCGCACGCGGCGACGGGTCGGATGTTCTGGATACCGACCCCGTGGCCCTTGGCTTGCGACAAGAGGCCGACCGGATCAACCCCCGCCGCCCTGGCTTCCGCAGCAGCAGGAGCCGCGCCCTGAATCTGCGCGAGGGTGTCCATGGTCGGACCCTGGCCCGTGGGCATGGTCGCGCCGAAATAGTTCTGGACCCAACCCTTCAGGTGCTCGGCGACAGCGGGGGGAGCGTTGGACGCGGCCATGACCTCGCGGGTGATCGCATCGGCCTCGGCGGTCTGGATTTGCGTCGGGGCTACAGCGGCGATGTCCCCGGCCCGCTGGTTGTCGTTGATGTCGGTCATGCCGTAGTCTTTCTCGGCAATGTCCTGAGCCATGTCGATGGCCTTGGCGCGGGCTCGGGCCTCGGGACCACGGATGGTCGGGGCCTGCGGAGCCCATGAGCCGCCGAAGTTGCAGGTCGGGCAGTCGGGGTACGGGCCGTCAGACTCCCTCCACCCCTTGAACTGGCGGTCGCACTCGTCGCAATGGTAGGTGCCA